GATGCTCTTGAAGTCTTTTGTTCTCGGCTCTTCGCCGTATTCATACACCACCTTGTAACCGATGACCGTGTTCTGTGACCATATCATCACCATTATTACCAGTATTGCCAGTATCATTTATTTCACTCCTTCCAAGCGGCAGTACATCACGCCGTCTTTGATCTCATAATCTATAACTTTCTTTGTCCATGTGAGGTTCTCTAAATCCTCTTCGGACATCGGCGGGAGTTCTTCCCCCGACTCAGTCAGGGGAACGATATCCCACGCATCTCTGTATCGCTTGAGCCGTCCCACGGCAAGCCTTGCGTACTGGTATGTCATGGCGATTCCTCCTTACCAAATTTCTTTTCCTTCGGCATCTACTCGGAGCATCAGCTTCCATCCGTCCCAATATTTGGGATATAGTTCCCATGTTTCCATCCCGTCCACATAGTGTAGGTATGCCGTTTTCCGTCCGTCTCCTCGGTCATATATGTACTTGCGCCCACAAGGGTGGGACTCGATATCCGCAAGATACTTTGGTCTGTAGTTAAGCATTCTATCCATGTTATTTCTCCTCGATTACCTTAGTTATTATTGGATGCCCGTCATTCTCATATGCCTCGACAGCCTCCGCAACACTGTCAGCCTTGTACACTATCCCGTCATGGTACTCGCTTGATATTACGAACGTGTGACCGAACCACGACGTACCCATATCTTTAACCCATATTGTCATGTCATTGCCTCCTTACCAATAAATCTCTAATGTTCTCTGCCAAATGCCACCGAGGTAGCCAGTAGGTCTGAACTTATAGCCCAGTGCCTTGTAATGCTCTTTCATTCTGTCTTCCCACATATTCGAGTAAACCGTATCGTGAATGCTGAAATCGCAGTATGTCCGTCCTTCGTTGACTGCATATTCAATGCTTCTATCCTGACTTTCAAGTAAATCCTCATATGTCTTGCCGTTAATGCGAAAGTCCGTCCTTGATGACCTTTCCCTTGCTTCCTTTGCGCTGATACTCATATCTGTTCTCCTTTCTGATGTGCATATTATATCACATTATGTTCACAACGTAAAGACCGACATCATTCTATTTCTCCATTAACCAGTCCTAGCTCGTCTTCGAGTTCTTCCACAAACTTGTGAAGTGTTTCGTTTATACATACTATGTAGATTTCCTCATCTCCAATCCAAGGTCCATATATCCCTAAATACCCATCTCTCCATGAACATGCCTTGTCGTATGCATATTCCGCGTCATTTACTGTCTCAAACTGTATGCGGTATTCCTTCATTCCGTCTGTCCATACATAATAATCATATTTTCTAGCCATTTTTTAGCGCCTCCCCTTCTTATCTATCTGTTATTGCCATTGCTACGATGTACCCTAGAAAAGGGAGTATCCACCATAGCGACTTGTATACTATTATTGCTGTCATATCCCATATGCTCATGTCGCCACCTCTCTATAATTCAAAGTTAGCCTGATATTTTCCTGCGATTCTAGCCTTGTACGGCTTGTAGTATCCCTTTAATTCTGTGCGTGATTCCTCTTTTAATGTGTCGAGGTTGACCACAACCTTCAGTGTTCTGTGTTCACATTCCCATGATGTGTAAAATATCATCTTGTTACCCTTGACATGGTACTCTACAACTCCCTTGTCTTCTGCATAGCAGAGTGCGACATGTTTGTAATCCCTATCCACGATTTCAGCACCTGCAAGTGCAAGCGCACCGATAAGTACTTGAGTCTCTGCTTCACCAAATCCCATGCGATTCCTGAACATCTTGTACATTCTGTCGTATGTCGGAACGATGTCTCCGAACATGTCGTACATATTCCCTGCGAACCAACAAGTCTCTGCCTTGTTTGCTTCTATCAGCTTTCTAGCTTCTGCCTTTGTCATTTTCTTTGTGTATGCCATATCTCCACCTCTCTAAAACCATTGTGTATAAAATGCTTCATCTGCTTCGTACATTTCTAGGTATTCATCCCACGGCATCCGCTTCAAAAGACACTCTTCTGAACAGCAGTACCACAGCCCAGTTTCTTCCATGAATCCGTCCTGCATCACATCACCGCACTCTGAACAGACTCTGAACTCTTCACCCTTGAAGAAGTGATAATCAAAGTCACCTATGTACTTGAATCCGATGTCGTCAACGTAGTACCATGATTCCTCATTGACGCAGATCAAGTCACTTACTGATAACGAATGACCCTTGAAATCCGCAGGGTGGTCTATGTTGAACTTACAGAAAACCTTTTCCAAAAGTGGCAAGCTGTCAGAATCCGAGTCGAACCACTCGTCATATTCGTACACCTTCTTGTAGTCCATTATCTGAACCCCACGAATTGCGTTGTCTTCTGTCATTTCGCCGTGGTAACCCCATATTGTTCTCTCAGCTTCCTCATAACTTCTGAATGCGTAATCGCAATTTGCAATATCCTTTATCTGAAATATCTCAATTCTGTTGAATCCGTGGTCAATAATGTTCATCATCAAACCTCCCATTCTACTGCTGTGTATAACCATCTGTTCCTAAATACGTCTTTCCAAAAGAAGACATCGTGCCGATAATCATTGTTGATGTCTCGCATAACCAGTATCCCATCGCTTGTGATGCAGTCGAAGTAGTACAGTTCTCCATCGTATCGCACCAAGCAATCCCCATTGAGGAATTTCTCTATCTCGTTTCTAGTCATTGTGTCACCTCTCTTAATGAATCTCGAATGCTACGTCATGATTTGTTTTGCTCAGATTCCAACACATTCCGCAAGTGTCGCAATTTCCTGGGCATATCATTTCATTGTCGCGTGCGTCCTCAAGCTCATTGACCGCACGACTAGTTCTGTATCTCTCTTTAAGGTCAGCAGGGGCGACAAGTTCATCCGTCCACTCGCTGAGTACAAGTTCAAAGTTCGGAAGTTCATCGAATGGAATTTCCCTTGCTATGTCATAGCACTTTGTGAATGCAAGGAAGCAAGTCTCAGGATGTCTCTTTGCCAGTTCGTGCCACATTCTGCCATAGGCGAACTTATCCCCATTTAGGATCAGACCGAAATCACCTGATGCGTGAATTCTGAAGAATGCAGGCTTGTGCTTTGTCAGCCATTTATCCAAGTCAGCGAATGCCTTTTCGAAGTCCGTTTGAAGTGCAACCATATTCCTTACATGATTTGTACTTACTGCCTTTACTCTGTAGTTCATGTAGTCCTTGACCGCGTAGCACCTATGCATGCAAGCCCCACAGTTACCCCCACAAGTTACGATAGGTGGGAGATTGAACACTGGAATATTGACACCAGTTTTATGGTTACCCTTGTCAATGATTTTCACCTTTGCACTGCCGTCTGATACGATTTCCACATGTCTGTCGCCGATAATGCGGGTTACCTTTGTGATGTCTTCCGTTGTGAATGTTCTAGCTGTATTCTTCATTGCCTTATCCTCACTTTCTATATGAACTCAAATGTATCAACATATTTTGTTTCCCTTGATGGGCTTATAGTGGTCACCGAGTTGACCAAGTATCCCGCTTTTGTGTATGCCCTATAGCCTCGACAAGTGCCGCCCATGAAACCATTAAAGAATGAAATGCTATCCACAAAGTTGTTGTAGTACTCCGTGGTAACTGTCTCCGCGTACTTGTCGATAGGTTTAGCTTTCCATGACTTGCCACTGTCAGTACGAACGAACTCGCAGTGAGTGTGTTTGATAGTCCAGTTTCCGTATAACATTGTCTTTTCCTCTCTTCCATAGCACATTATGTTTACAATGTATTGTTTTGTTAGAGTTAGTAAACCCATTTTGAATATCCCGCAGGGTATCCCAAATCAATCGGCTAACTCGGAAGACTAGCATTTTACTGTGTTCACATTCAGACCTTGCCAAAGCCCCGCTTTATCGCTGTTAGTCCGCTATCCTAACCGAATGTGAATTTGTGCGCGTCTCACTATATCTATTGGGCATCCATTGCAGACCCGCTTTTTTCTGTACACTAATCCCTGAGATCCGTGCCTTGGTCTTTACCTGCGCTCTCTCTGCAACTTCTCGATATAGCACTCTCTTTGTGCATGGTTACTAACTTATCCCTATTGACTTTACACCTCACTTTCACTTCTTTGGTTACATTGTGTTCTTGATTGTGTTCACTATGTTATCTTTGGTTAAGATTTAGGAATTCATTTTCGTGAACCTTTTCCAGCTAGGTGGTATTCTTTTCTTCCTTTATCTTGTCTTTATTATAGCACTTTGTGTTCACAATGTCAAGTCTTTTTTATTTTTCTTTGCTTCAGGATTGGTTCTTGTGTTTACTTCCTTTAGCTTGTCTTAAGTATAGCACATTGTGTTCATATTGTCAAGACCTTTTTTATTTTTCTTTGTCTTGTTTAGTTTCGTGTGCCTTTCCTTTTGACAATTATATGATAACACATTATGTTCATAATGTCAATGCTTTTTAGTATTTTCTTTTGTTCTTATATCGATACAAAATCAAACATCTAGACAAAAGTGGAATGCGGAATGTATACAATAATTAGATACAATCGGTAAGCAAGTCATGAAGTGTTCAGCAAGTTATTACAGCAAGTCATGACGCAAGGCGACAGCACGACAGCATAACAAATGACCGCGGGTCAGTTACTTCACGAATGACCGCGGGTCAATCCGCACCCGCAACTACTCCGTAAATCAAGATTGTCGGAATAGTTCAACCCCCTCCAACATGGATAGAGCCTACAATCGGAAGAAAAAAGAAGGATTTAGGCGGGCGCGGGGGTAGGGTCGGGGGTGTATTTCCGACCCGTTCCAACCCAAATCGAGTCTGTCTCTTCTCTATATATATATAGATTGTACTTACACAACGGAAAGCACTCTAAAACAGCTTACTTACACAACGGAAACCATTTAAAAACGGTCTTTGTTGTTGTTGGACATCCGAGCAGGATGTCCTTTTTTCATGCCTTGATGGTGATGCCTGCGGCGCACCTCGCGGGGGCGATCAAATAGGCAAGAAGCCCGAAGTATGCCTTGTCCCAATTGAGGGTGTTTTTTGGGACTCGGTTGCGAAAAAAATTTAAAAAATCTGAAAAATGCGAGGTCGGATATGGGAGTAAGCGCAGTAGAGACATACAGAGCGGTATTACAGACGGACTACTGCGAGTATGTGAAATATGTACATCGGGGCGCATGGAAGAAGACACCGTTTCATCGGTTCTTATGTGGATATGTACAGAACTTTGTGGAAAGAGCGACAGAGTTACCTTATGAGATTTTGGTGATCACTACACCGCCACAGCACGGGAAGAGCCAGTCGATAACGGAGACTCTGCCATCGTGGTACTTAGGAAAGCATCCTGAGAAGCATGTCATCGAGATCTCCTATAACGAGGACTTTGCGATCAAGTTTGGTCGTTCGAACAAGCGCAAGGTCGATGAGTTCGGGGAAGAGGTCTTCGGGATACATGTAGCGAAAGACTCGAACAGAGCAGTCGAGTTCGAGATAGCGGAACACGGCGGCGGGATGATAAGTCGCGGTGTCGGCACAGGTGTCACGGGTCGTCCTGCGAATCTGATGATAATAGACGACCCTATCAAGAACAACAAAGAGGCGTTCTCGAAGAGCAGGAGAGACCTGATATACAGCGAATGGCTGATGTCGTTCAAGACGAGATTGGCGCCGCACTCGAAGGTCATTCTGATAATGACGCGTTGGCATGAGGATGACTTGGCAGGACGCCTACTGCAAGAGGAAGAGAACATCAAGCTCCTGCGTTTCCCATGCGAATGCGAGGAAGAGAACGACTTACTGGGACGGCATATCGGAGATGCGCTGTGTCCCGAGATCGGCAAGGGCAATGCATGGCTTGCTGAATACAAGAAGGGACTTGTCTCGCGTGAAGGCTCGATGACATGGAACGCGCTGTTTCAGGGTCGTCCTACCGCGATGGAAGGAAACATCATCGAGCGTGACTGGTGGGAATACTATGAGGAGCTTCCGCAGATAAACACATGGGTGATGTCGGTGGACGCGGCATTCAAAGACGAAGACCAGTCCGATTTCGTAGCGATCCAAGTATGGGGCAAGAACGGAGCGGACATCTACCTGATAGACGCGGTGAAAAAGCACCTCAGCTTCCCTGACACCATCGTGGAGATACGCAGACTGCGGGCGATGTACCCCGAATGCACCACGACACTGATAGAAGACCGTGCGAACGGTTCAGCCATCATCAGGATGCTCCGTTATGAGATGACTGGAGTGATAGCGGTACAGCCTATCGGTTCGAAGATGGCGAGAGTTCAGGCGATCCTCGGTGCTATCGAGTCGGGCAACGTACATCTGCCGAAGCACAAGCGGTTCACTGGAGACTTCGTTGAGGAATGCTCGGCATTCCCTAACGCGGCACACGATGACCAAGTGGACTGCATGAGCCAGGCACTGAACAGACTCATTTATCAGAGAGGACAAGGACGCTCAGTAAAGAAGGAAAACTACTTTGAGAAGATGTTCCCGCAGTGGGCTAAGAACCGAAGCGGGAAAGGACACGGAAGGGTGAAGGTGATCTAAATGCTATACGCACTTTTGGCGATGTCGCTTTTAATGCCGATACTGGTCATTTGGGCATTCATCGCAGGCTACAACATGAACGCACCGAAGAAGATAAAAGTCGCTCCTAAGAAGAAGGAAAAAGAGCGGGAGCTGACGGAAGACGAGAAGATGCTCAAACGCATCGATGAAGCGAGGGTCTAACGCATGGCAACAGACATTTACGGAATTTGGGAACGCTACAACAAGTCCCGCAATTACATGGACAAGAAGAACATTCTCGTCAAGACGGAGAAGCAGTGGCAGATGTACGCGGGCAAACAGTGGGCGGCAGTCGAAGATTCGCAGGGCATGGAGAATCTGCCGATGCTGAACTTCATCAAGCCGACAGTCGATTACAAGGTATCGACCATCGCACAGCACTCGGTCACTGCGCTGTTCAGCGACATGGGTAACGGCAAAGAGACGGTGCAAGTCCCTAACGGCATCGACCCGATGACGGGGTCACCGATGACAAGGGACGTATCCCTCTCCGAGGTAGTCGAAAAGCTGAACACCATCTTCGGCATCTCATGGGAAAAGGCGAAGATGAACCGCATCGCGTGGAAGAACCTGAAGCACTCAGCCATCGAGGCAGACAGCTATGTGTACTGGGGCGAAGGCGGTGACACAAGGAAGACACCGCAGATAATCCACAACACTCAGATGCATCTCGGTGACGAGAACATCGTGAACATTCAGGACCAGCCGTGGATCATCATCGAGGAACGCCTTGAGCCTGCTCTCGTCAGAGAGAGAGCAAGGCTTGCAGGCATATCGAAGAAGGACATCGAACTGATTCAGCCTGACAAAGAGATGACCACAACGCTCCTCAACAAAGAGGAAGTAAAGGGCAAAGTCACCTCACTTCTCTACATGGAGAAGGATGTGAAGACTGGCATCGTCTCGGCGGGCAGATGCACGAAGAACGTCATGTATCAGCCACTGAAGCCAGTACAGCAAGTCAAGGGCGGCGAACTGTATGAGACGGGGCTGACGATGTATCCGATAGTGCCGATGA